CGTGACCTTCGCCGGTGGGAAGGTGATCGCCGGGGCGACGGTTGTTGGCGGCTTGGTTCTGGAGTGGGTGGCGCGGGCGAGCCGTGACGAGGCGGCGAGCACGACCCGTAGCGGGATCAGCACGGGCGGAACCACGACACCCGAGGTTGGCGTGACCGTCGTGCGGAAACTGTGGGCGGCACGGGCGAGCCGCGACGACGCCAACCTGACCATGACCGGGGCGTAGACGATCGGTGCCGCGACGGCGGGCGGCGGGGGCCGTAGCCGCGAATGGGTCGCCGCAGGTTGCCGCGGTGTACGGACGAGCTTGATCGTGACCGGGCCGAACGTGACCGCCGCCGCCACGACCGCCGGGGTGATCTTCCTCGAGTGCGGCGCCCGGCTGAGCCGCGTGGATGGCGCGAGCTTCGCCTGGACAGGCCTGTACGTGATCGGCGGCGCGGCATACGGCGCCGGCGAGAGTTTCCGCGAGTGGGTGCCGCGGGCCAGCCTCGATGATGGGGCGAGGGTTGTTTTGACCGGCCTGAACACGGTCGGCGGCCCGACCGTAGCTGGCGGCTTGAGGAACGACCTGGCGACGCGTTGAGGCGGACGCGCCTGCGTCGTCAGCTTGACGCTGAGAGTGATCTGTGGCGGCCGGAACGTGACCGCCGCACCGACGACGGTGGGCTTCCCGAGCCGCGACTTCGCATATGAACGACCGAGGCGTGCCATCTAGCTAGCTAACGCAACCTTCATTTGGCTTTGGGTCCGAGCAGGACCCATTCCTGCTCGGGGAAGTCCTCGTCGTGGAGGTCGTCGCCGCGGTCGAGGACCCAGCGTTGGCCCTTCTCGATCGGGTGGTCACGCTTCGGGATCTCGATGATCTCGGGGCCGTTACCGCGGTCGGCAATCACCTGCTCCGCCGACCATCCGATGTTCTTCTCTTTCACCCGTTTGAGCTCGACCTCGCCGGGATACATCTCCACAGCCATGTGCTGCTCCTCCTTTCCTGAGTGTCTTAGTCGGTGGCCTACTCTTCCCAGGCGAAGCCGCAGACGGCGTTCACCGCAGGCGTGACGGTGTTCCTGATCCTGGCGAACGTCGACACCGCCATCTCAGGCTCACGGCCGAGCGGGTACTGGAAGTAAGACCCTGCCGTAACAGGAATCTGGTGGACGATCGAGCCGAGCGCGGTGGCCGGCGTGCCTTCACCCGAGGCGGAGTAGCCCGAGTTGGCGGTGCCGACTGTCAGTAGTGAAGCACGCGAGTTCGGGTCGTACTTCTTGAAGTCCGTCGCCGCCGCGTAAGCCGTGACAGTCGCGGCGCCGGTGGAATGAAACATCAGCTCGACCACGGCCGGGGTGGCCGCCGCTGACGCGGATCCTTCCCACCACCATTCCGTGAACCTGGCCTCGCTCGAGGCCGACGTCGAAACCTGGATCATCGTCTTGACGGCGGTGCTGGTTGTGATCGCGACCGGGGCGACGGTGGTCGGCCCTGCCCCGTTGAATGCCTGGTAACTCTTGGCCATTGCTTGTTCCTCCTAGATTCGCGGGTACAGGATGTCCGTCCGGAACTCGGTCGCGTTCGCGCGTGTCCGCTTGGCCGGGCACTGTTCCTGGTGTTCCCTGATCGCTTCTTGCATCGTTCGTCTCGGCCCGTAGCCGATCTTCCCGCAGAACTCACATTTCGTGGCTACGGGGAACTCCCAGTCGAAACGCTCCTTTCCTTCGTCGCCGTATGGCTGGTAGAGGGCGTGGCGGATCCGCCGACGCAAAGTCAGCCCCTGGGTGCGCGGGTGATACATCTAGTAGGTGGACGCCCGGTTGACGGCCTGCCGCACGATCCGGGGCGCGGGCGGAATGAACGCCGCACCGCCGGCCGTAAACTTGTACGCGGCGTTCATCATCACCCAGTTACTCGAGGTTCCCAAGGTTCCTTGCAGGGGGAAGGTGCCCGTTGCGGACAGCACCTGGCTGAACGCGAACAGTTTCAAGAGGTTGTTGTCGGTGATGACGCTCGGCGTGGACGCGGCGTTCCACCCGGCCGTGACACCGGTCAGGGTGCTGTTCGTGTCGCACGCGACGCAGCCGAACGCGCAATCGTTCGCGTTCGCGGTGAGGAGCTCCTGGAAGGTGCCGGAGACAGCAGTCGATGTGGCGCGCCCCTCCCCGTTCGTTGTGCCAGGTGTGCCGTCGAACCCGGTCGGCAGATCGAACGAGTAGGCGTGCCACGCCTGCCGCTGTGTCCCGAGCGAAGAACTGGGAGTGATCGTGTTGCCGATGCTCAGGGCTGTCGGCGTCAGGCTGTGGAAGATCCCGGTGTCGACCGTGCCGGCCTGGCTGAACGCGTCAACCTGCGTGTACGTGTTGCCTGCCGTGTCGGTCGGAACGACAGGGTGGACGTTGGTGTCGATGGTCGCCAGCACGACGATCCCCTGCGCCGTCGTCACGCCGACACCGAGCGTGATCGTGCAAGCCCCGCCCGCCGACTGAGACGCTGCGCCGCCGAGGTAGGTGATCGCCACCTACGGCACCCGGGAGGTCGAGAGCGCGGTTTCGCCGGACGCGGTGACGGCGGTCACACCGTAGACATGGGCGCCGGCGGTGACGGAGAACTTGGCGCTCCTCCCCGTCTTCGTCGAGCTGACGGCTGCACCGTCGACGTAGAGCTTGTAGAGGGTGGCGCCGGTGACGGTGTTCCACCAGATCGTGACCGCGTTCAGGATCGGCCCGGACGGAGGTGGCGGCGGGGGTGGCGGAGGCGGTGGAGGCGGAGGCGGAGGCGGAGGCGGTGGAGGTGGCGGTGGCGGGGGTGGCGGGCTGCTGTTCAGGATGTAGGCGCCCGCGTCGGTGACTCCGATGCCTCGTGCGGCCCCGGTGATGTCGGTCGTCGGCCGGTCGACGATCACCGGGATCAGCCCAACCGTGGGGCTCGAGGTCTGCTCCGAGTAGTCGTAGTTGCCAGCGTCGACGTAGACGCTTGTCGCGCCAGGGATCGACGTCGCGGTGACCCCACACGACGATCCGTTCTGGAAAGCGTTGTCGTGCATCACGACGCCCTCGCTCAGCTGGCCGGAGCACGGGAACGACGGCATCGTCCCGATCACGTTGCCGTACTCGACAATCGACTGGACAGGGTTCCCTGAGGGGATCAGCTGGATGAAGTCGTCGGCGGGCATCGCGTTGTAACGGATCAGGAAGAAGTCCTCCATGAACCCGGCGGTCTGTCCGATGACGACGATGTGGCCGCCGTTCGTGCCGTTACAGCCGCCCGTGGCGCCGTAGCTTTGGTGGGAACAGGTTTCGTCGAACACGTCGTTCTGCATCAGCACATGGATGATCTGATCGCTGTCGCCCTGCCACGAAATGTCGAACTGCGCGTTGTTCAGGAACTTGGTGTTCTCGATCGTCATGTGGTCGGCCGACCAGATGTGGACGCCCTCGATGTGCTCACCACTTGTTGTCCACTGGACGTTCTCGATCACGTCGCGGTCGAACAGGACGTGGTTGGACTGGTACGGGATCGGTGACGGGCAGAACCCGATCGTGTTGGAGTAGTCGTTCGTGCCTTCGTTGATGTGGTTGAACGTGTCGCCCACGAACGACACGTAACTCATGCCCTTGGTGAGGAACGCGACGGCGTTCATGTTGCGAATGACGATGTCGTGGATCGGGTCAGGCGTAGAACACGTCCCGTTAGCCTCTCTAACGGTCAGGGCGCCCTTCCCAGCGGCCGGGTTGAGGTTGATGCCGTCGAGGTAGACGAGCGGCCCCTGGACGTTCAGGTTGTCGATCGTGACGGATCCGGGAGCGTCAGGAACGATGTGGATGCAGCCGGATAGGTCCTGCGCCGTCGTGGTGCCGTCTTGCCAGTCGGCGGCCCACCGGCACGTCGCCGCGGGTTTTGTGCCGGCTAGGGTGACGTCGCCGTAGGAGCCTGCGGGGACGGTGATCGTCGATCCGGGTGCTGCGGCGGCGTAGGCGGCGGCCAGGTCGAAACTCGCGGCGATCCCCGGCGTCTTGCTCGGGCCGTCACGGGTGCCGAGAACGCCGCCCGTGACGCCTCCGGCCACGACGATAAGGCCGACAGCCGCGCCGGCCACGATCTTCGCTCGTTTCGTCACTTGCTGCGCTCCGGCCAGATACGGATCGTGCCGAGCCCCTTACCGCTCGCGGCGGTCGCCGGCAGGGGCAGAACCAGAACCTTCACCCGAGTTCGACAACCAACGCGGACGGGACGCCGTAGTCGGAGTTGGCGCCGAGGCCGAGGGTGAGGGTGCGGATGCGGTAGCCGGGCGGGAGCACCAGATCGTCAGACAACGCGCCTTGGGAGTTGACGTTCGTGGTGGCGCCGACCTGGCCGGTGAGCACCAATCCGGGCGCCCATGTGTATGTGCAGGTTGTGGATACGGCCTGGGCGGTGGTTGACCCGAACCCCTGGAACACGGAGACGGCTCCGTCGTCGATGATCAGGATCGGCTGCGGCGTCTGCGTGGCCCCTTGCGCCAACGCGATGCAGACGGATTGCACCCACCACCACTTCGGTCCTGTGCCTGCCGTCGTTCTTGCGAACGTGAGGCCGGTGACGCCGCCGGTGACGGCGAGGAGCGGCATCGGTTTGTTGGTGGTGTTTGCGCCGGCGAACGTGACGGTGCAGGTTGACGGGATCGGGCCGCCTGTGACGGTGGCGCCGTCCGTGCCGAGCGACTGGAACGCACGCAGGTACGCCTGGATCGACGCGGCAGTGGCGGTGGTCGTGAGCGTGGTCGGCCCTGCTTCGCCGCCGATTGATAGGCCGAACGTGGCGGACGGGGTGCCAGTGATCGTTTGCACCTCGTTCGCGGCGACGGGGACGGTGATGAGTGCTTCGTTGTTCGCCGCGGGGTCGGCGCCCGCCACCCGTTTGATGACGGACGCGTTCGAGGGAAGCGGGATCGCAGGCATTACTCGCCGCGCTTCTCACCAGGTGCGGCGGTTGCCCGCTCGACCTCCTCGAACGGCGACCCGGGCTCGAACAGCTCCGGCGCAAACTTCACCAATGGATGGTTCGCCGGGTACGCCTTCCCTTTCGTGACTGCGACGGTGCCTGTTTTGAGCTCGGCGACGGCGGAGTCCAATGCGATGTAGGCGGTGTCTTTGCTGGCCATCACGCGCCGTCCTCGTCCTCGTTGTCGGGCTCCGGCTCAGGCTCCGGCTCGGGTGCTGGTTCCTCGGCGACTTCGCCCCGGATGCTTGCCCACGTCAATGGCATGTGCTGCTCCTTTCGGTGAGGGGGGCGGGGCGAGGAGAGAAGCCCCGCCCCCCAACTTGCGGTAGAGATCAGGCGCCGACCAAAACCCGGAACGGGTTGACGTCGAGCACCTTGGACGTATTGCGCCAGTACGCGAAGATGCCGCGCTGGCCGGTCGGCAGGTTCCCCTGCGAAGCGCCGAACAGGTGCGGGATAACCTCGATGTCCATCCCGACCCGATCGATGATCACCATCTTCGAGAAGTCGCCGAGCACCGCTTCCTTCACCGTGGTGGCGAGGGTGGCGGTGAACGCCGAGCACTCGTACGCGGGGTAGCCGATCAGCTTCGACCCGAGGCTGCCGCCGCGCGGAACCTCGCTGGTCAGGACGTTCTGCAGCTGAGGGTTGTTGAGGGCGTTGAGGTCGAGTCCCCACACCCCGGAACCGCCCGCCGTGTCGAGCTGGCGGACTTTGTTGTACCAGAACCGGGAAGCGACCCATGACGCGCGCGGCCGGAACCTCGGCCCCAAGGCTTCCTCTGTTTTGAAGATGTCGGCGATCGCGAGCACCGTCGTTGTGCCGGTGGTGACGGTGGTGGTTGCGCCGACCAGGATCCCCTGCGGGAACGCGGTCGTGCCGACACCGGTCGTGAACTGTGTCGCCTCGAGGTCGTCCTTGGAGTCCTGGATCAAACCCGCCAGTGATGTCTGAAGGGACGGGAGGTCCTGCGTCAGTTCGATCGACACGGGGATGAAGCAGCGGGCCATCTGCACGATCGCCGCAGGCTGCGCCAGGGTCGGGGCCGCGTCCGTGACCGCTGCGGCTTCCGTCTGGTACGTCGCGGTGACACCTGCGGAGGTGACGCCACGCCACTCGTTCGTTCCCGCGATCGTTTCGGTGCGGCAGATCGCCCGGTACGGGTTCACCGACAGGTTCGACGTCGGGATGATGGTCGGGTCCAACGTGAACACGACCGCGAACCCACCCGTGGAGCCGACACCGACGGCCATCGCACGGGTTTCGTCGGGGGTGAGTTGCTGCCCGAACACGTACTTAGCCCACGCCCGCTTGTAGGTGGGGTTGCCGGTCGCCAGGATGCGGCGGCCAACCTCTGAGTCGCGGCTGTCGTTCTCGAGCAGCCGTTCCACATCGCCGCGTGCGCCTTCCTGGTCACGCCTGTTCGGGAACGTGGTGTCCTCGATCGCCCTGAGCGCGCGGCTGCGGATCTCGACCTTCGCGACGGCCGGGTCGAACGCGGACGCCTCGATGGTGGTCAGGTCCCAGATATCGGAACCCCTGGTTGCGCCGGGGCGGGCGACATGGAAATCGACGCCCCGCTCGACACTGCCCTTACCAACCAGCTCTTTCATCCGCTGGTCCCTGGCCTCGAGCTCCTCGGCCAGCTTGTCGTTGTCGTCTCGTTCCTCGTTCAGCCGGTTCCACTCGTCCCGAATCTCCGGGGGGAACGGCACACCTTTGTACTCCGTCTGGATGTCCTCGAGCCGGGCACGGATCTCGTCGTTGCGTGCGCCGAGTTCGGTGACGGTCATTGGAGTTGCCACGCCTTCTCCTTCCGTTTGACGCCATATAGGGACACGCGGCGTCCAGGAACGAGGTGAGGGTCTGCCTCGGCGTCGTCTGGAGGTGCGTTTGTTCCCGACCCGTGTCGCGGGGCGGCGGAGGACATCTCTTCGTCCTCAGGTTCTGCTCCTTCGTCCTCGGTCGCCTCGTACGCCATCAGTTTTGTGAGGGTCGCGAGAATGTCTGTCATCACCGGGATGTTGGCTTGGTCGCCGGGTTCGTCCTGCTCGTCGATGTATTGCTTGCCGCACATGATCATTTGCGCCAATGTGTCGAGGTCTTCGACGTCCATCCGGGCGATTCGGAGCAGGTCGTCGGTGATGGAGCGCATGGACCGGACACCGGCGGTCGCGCCGGCGTAGGCGGGGAACGTGACCGGCCCGAACTCCATCATCCGGAGCTCACGAATCGTGCGTTCCTTCCACCCTTCTGGGTTCGCCTCGGAGCGTTCCGGGCTGTAATTCCACTCATCCCGGCCTTTCGGGACACCGAACCGGAACGAGGAGCCGTAAGCGCCGGCCCGCAAGCCCGGGAGCAGCTCCCGGTTGTAGTTCGTATCGAACAGCGGCACGTCGTAGCGGACGCCGGTGTCGTCCTCCTCAAGCGCCTCGATCATGCCGAGAGGCTTGTCGGCGACCTGGGGGTCTTTGCCATGCTGGAACAGCACCCGCATCGAGTCACGGTTCTCCTGAATGGTCTTGGTGAACGCGCCGGGCGCGATCCGCTCGAGGAACCGGCCCTCTTTCACCGAGTCGATGCGGGCCCACTGGTTGAACACCGCCAGATGGCCCGTCAACGTGTCCGGCTTGCCGTTGGTCGCCCGGACTTCGGGGCCGGGGCGAAGCATCCTGAACGCTGTCGTGTCGGTCATTGTTCTCCTTCCGTCATCTGGGCGAGTGCTGTTTCGGCCTCGGCACGCGACATGGCGGCCCCGTTCGCGCCTGTCTGTCCTTCCAGCGCCGCCGGGGGCTTCGGTTTCCCGGACGGCAGCACGGTTCCGGCCACCAGCGCACCCTTACCCTGAGTGACGGAGCCGGCAGGCTGGAGCTGCACCGAGAACATGCCGGTGTGCGCGAGTTTGGTGGTGTCGTTCGACGTGACCGCTTCCACCGCCGAGTCGGGCGTGAAGCCGGCGGACACGTAGATGTGGATGGTTTGGGCCTGCTGCTGCTGGATCGCGGCGCGTTTGTCGCTGTCCTCCGACAAAGCGGGGACGTCGCGGTCGTCGTACCACAGGATCGAATCCGAAGGGACGGTGATGATCGGCGCCAAAGAGGCGGCCGCGTTCCGCCACAGGGGTCGCATCGTCAAATCGGTGAACCGCCGCATCGCGAGCCCGTAGTTCGAGTAGGTGGCGGACGCCAACCCCTCTGAAAACCCGGCGATCACGGGGGGAACCCCGGCGGCGGCCGCGATCCGGGTTTCGCCTGCGCCTTGGACGACTTTGAAATCGAACTCCTGGAAGTTCGTCCCTAACGCTTTAACGTCGGCGCCCGCCCCGAGCCACAGGGTTTTGTAGGCGTTTTGGATGCCTTCGTTCTGGGTGCGGAAGTTGCGGACCCACCGGTCGTAGTCGTCCTGGTTCGTGATCGGCAACGTCCCGATCAGAGACGGCGTCGCACCGTTATCAAGGAACTTCTGCTTGTGGTGGGTCATGCCTTTGTCGGCGGTGATCTCATTCCCGATCGGTGTCAACCACGACATGCCGCGGTAGTTCGCTTCGGGGTCGGGGATCGGCGCATAATGCGCCACCGCCGTCACGGGGAGGTTGATCGACTCCTGCCCCTGCCGTTTCCCCTCGGGCCAGTACGCGTACCCGACCGTTGACGTGTTCAACGCGCCGGGATAGTCACCGCCGAGAATGATGTCGGTCCAGTCGGGCCGGAGCCGCCTGATCTCGTCGCCCTGTCGGAGGCCGTAGAAGTTGCCGGACAGGTCGACGTCCTGGATCATCCGTGCCAAAAGGTCGCCGGTGGTGCCGTTCGGCCACGGCGTCTCCAAAATCTGGAGGTCGGGGTTGCCCCACAGGTCACCGGGCCGTCCGTCACGGATCCGGCGGAACTGGAACCTCACCTCCGAGAACAGCAGCGACCGCACCAGCATGCACGTGAAGACGGGGCCGTTGGCTTTGTACGCCTGCTGGACGTAGCCGAGGAAATTGTTTTCAATCGGCTCCGTCTTCCCGGCGAGCGACGGAGACTGGCCGGGCAGGTACGAGACGCCGTTCCAACTGAACATCGACAGGTAGTCGTCGATGGTGAGGGACGGGAAGGTGTCCCGCTCCTCCTGCTTCGAGCGGCGGAACACTGCGGGGAGGTTCACCTAAGCGAACGCCGCCATCGGGAACGTCGCGTCGCCCAACGAGGCGGCGGGGAAGGCGGCCATAGCCAGCGCGATCAGCCCGTCGATCGGCCGGCTGAGTTTCGGGTCTTTCACGAGCCGCCACCCGCGTTCGGTGTTCTTCACCGTCCCCGCCATCACATGCGCCCTCAGGTCGGGGCCGCCGTCGTGGATGAGCTCGCCGGCTTCGATCATCCGGTACAGGTTCGCCGACGCGTTCGCCATCCGTTCGTGCGACTGCGGCGACTCCATCACCGGCAAACCCTCGGCCCCCAGGATCTCCGCGGAGCGGCGGAACGACCACGGGTCATAGACGACGGCCTGGAGGTTGCCTAACTCGTCGCAAACCTCGCGGATCGCCGCCTCGACGAGCTCCAATGGCAGTCCGCCGTCGACGGGGCGCATGATCCGGGCCTTCACCGCGTACCGGCCATCCGGACGCGCCGACACAACGACGATCGCGGTCGAGTCCTTCCGCACCCCGAGGTCGACACCCACCCACGCCGGGTCGCTCACGTCCACCTCGAGGCCGGGCTCAGCGAGCCCGTCCCACAAACCAGGCTCCAACCACGGCTCATCCCCTTCTGTCCAGATCCCGCAGCCGAACCGCAACCACTGCCACGGCGTCATCGACGGAGAATCATGCCGCCGACGCAACGCCGCCTCGGTCTGCCACGACGCCGGGTTAGCCAACGCCACTACCTGCATGTCGTGAACGTCGTCGTCCTCCCCCAGCGACCACTCGTGAAGCACGAAATCGCCGTCAGGAGAGCTTGCGAACGAGTGCTTCGTCTCCGGGTCGCGGGTCATCCCCTCGAGCTCGTTCGCCATCCGTCGCAGCACCCCGAGCGGCGAGTCCATCGTCGCCCCCGCCGTCGAAATCGTGATCATCCGCCCCTGCCGCGGGCCAAGTCCGTCACGGAACACGCCGTAAAGGTCGCCGGAAGGGTGCCGGTGCAGCTCGTCAACGAGCGCAAGCGTCGGAATCACACCATCCGCCCCCATCACATCAGCAGCCAACACCCTGACGCGCGGCCCGTCCTTCCGGCCACCCGGCAACCGGATCTCCCCATACCCCGACTTCACGTCAAACCGGTGCTCCATCTTCGAGCGCCGAACCAAACCGGCGGCCTGCTTATGCAGAATCCGCGCCTGGTCCCGCGTCGACGCACCAATCACACACTCTGCCTCCACCCAATTCTCCAAATGGAACAACGCCAACGCCGCCAACAACGTCGTCTTCCCGTTCTTCTTCGGGATCACGATCACGATCTCCGTCACCCCATCAAAATGATCCGCCAACATCGTCCGCTGAAAAGGCTCCAACACGAACGGCTCCCCCGACTCCACCCGGAGCTCACGACAAAACGACGCGAACCCAGCCAACGTATAACGGTTGTTCGACGTCAAAACTTTTTCTCGCGAAACCTTGGCGGGGTGGTGCGGCGGGGGGTGGGGGTCACGATGGTTGACCTACCCCCCCGGCGGCTGTTGCAGGTGCGGTGGGCGACGCGGTAGTTCGATGGTTGGTCGATGCCGCCGTGCGCTCTAGGCACGAGATGGTCGACGGTGAGTGGATCGCCGAGGCGGGCGGGTTGGTTGCAGATCGCGCAGTGTGTTGCTGCTTCGACGAGGCGTGCCCTTGTTTGTCTGTCTGCCCATGTTCGTTCGGGTATGGCGTGCAGGGTGCAGCGTGAGGTGTGGGTTGGGCGTCCGCAGATTGAGCAGGTGCGGAGCGTCATGGGCTGGTGTCTTCGATGAGTGGTGCGCAGTCGGGGCAGCACGGCATGTCGTGGCCGCATGGGTGGTTGCGTAGTGTCCAGCCCTGGTGTAGCCATGGGAATAGGTGGTCGCGGTATTCGGTGCCGCACCAGCAGCAGGTGACGATGGTGGGGTTCATGCGAGGATGTGGATGGCTAGGTCGGGTGGGCAGCCGTGGTCGATGAGGTGTTGGAGTTGGTGCCAGTCGATGCCGAGGTTGGCCCATAGGTCTGCGTCTTCGTGGTGGTAGCCGAGCGCTTCGATCTGTTGGATGCGCCATGCGACGAGCGGGTCGATCTCGTGTTGTTCGAGTGTGGGTTTGGGCATGACGAAACCCGCCATGTGGGCGGGTTTGGTGATAGCTATCGCAGGGGTGGCGGAGCGCAGTGCTCGACGCGGTGTGGATGATAGCCGTCGGTATCGGATGGCGGTTAGGGGTTGTTGCGTGTCCGGGTTGGTTTGCGGCGTTCGTCTAGCCACGCCAACGTGTCGGGGCGGCTGCCGCTGATGGCGCCGCCGACTGAGCCGCGGCCCCCGACTGCGGGGATTCCTCGTAGTGCCCAGGGGTCGCCGGGTAGCCGCATGTTGGCTTCGGCGAGTTGTTGGTTGTGGTTGGTGGTGTCGATGGCGTCGCGGATGGCTTTGTCGACGTGTGCTTGGTGTTCGAGGTCGCGGGCTGCGTTCAGTGCGGCGTTGTGACGGGTCATTTCCTCGCGATCCCAGCTTCGATCAAGAGCTCTACGACAAGCGCCCCGGCGCGTGTGAGTTTCACGGTGGGCCACCACGGGTGGTCGTTTTTGAGGTTGTGTTCGGTGATGAGTCCGCGGTTGAGTAGTGAACACCGGGCCATGCGGTCGCGGTTCTGGTGTCCTTCGTGGAAGTTGAGGAGAGCGGCTACGTGGGTTTTCCCGAGTGTGAGTACGAAGCATTGTCCTGTGACGTGTTCGGCGAACGCGGGGTTGGGGGCGGCGTTGTGACGGGTCACGTACGGCCGCCGGTGATGTAGCTGAGATCCGGTGCTTGGTCGGCGTCCGTCCACACATGGACAGGACGCCGCCGTACACCGCTCTCGTCTAAACCAAGTTCTTTATCTTCTCTTCTCTTCTCTGGGCTAGCAGCCTGCAAGCGTGTTGCTAGCGTGTTGCTATCAAGAAACTGGATGAAACCCGCTTCAGCTAACGATTGTAAGGAGCGTTGTTTGACTTGACAGCCGAGTCTCCGGGAGAGCACCAAGGTGTTACCGGGGAGTTTCCGAGAGCTTACGGCGTATGCAAGCCAGATCCCGTGAAGCAACCCGCGCTGAGGCAAAGTGAGGTCCATGTACTCGCTTTTCGACAGTAGCCGCGTGTAGTTTTTGATCCAGATCGGGTCGCGGCCCTTGTAATGCTGGAACCCCTCAGGGCCGTCCCAGTGAGGAATCCAAATCCACCTGTCGCTCACGGCTTCGCCACCCGCTGCGCACGCTCCCAACTGGCGTGTCCTTGATCCCGCCAGCCGCCGATCGTGTTCACCGCAGACCGGCGAGCCCTCCCAGACGCGACCCTTTCCTCAACGGCCTCCGCCGCTGTTTTGCGTCCCCACGCAACCTGGAAACAACCGGACGAACAGAACAGGTCGCCGTGAAGCCGCGCCGTGACCGGCACAAGCCGCCTGCAGCCGTCCAGCGCACACGTCTGGGTCACGCCGCGTCCTCGAGCTCCAGGGCGGCCTTCACACCGCCGCACGCCATATGAACGCTCACCGGACGGCCACGCAACCCGAAACGCGAATGAAACGACGCCGGCTCCGTAGCCGTCACCCGCCGACCGCAAATACAGCACACCGGGAAACCACGCGCAGGGTCCTTCTCCCACGACCACGCGTTACTACTCACCGGCTTGTCCGCCACATCACGAGGAACAGAACAACCAACAAGCCCAGAGTGGCTAGAAGCCACACGCTACGCCCCGTTTCCGGTCCGTATCGCAATCCCTACAACGCATGGATGTCTTCCACTTCAGCCCGCCGCAATCACACACGTCGCGTTCGGTACGCCACCGGCACTCGGTGCAGTGCGTCACGCCCGGCGGGACCCAGTGACCGCGAGCGCACGTCCAGCCGTCCGGGTGATGGCTCACGGGTAGGCCAGCTCCGGACCGAACCCGAGACGGGACGCCCACAGCGCCGTCCGCGGCCCCCAGCACGAGTCACAAGCCGAGTAGCCGTGCAGGTCATACACGGTGCGCGCCGACGGCCACTGCCGCCGGATGAACCGGCCGAGGAACACGAACGAGTCCCGCCACGACCGGAAGTACGGCACGTACCAGCCCGACCCGCACGAGCTGAGACCGAACGCGTTACGCGGATTCCCGCTGCAGGCCGCGTCGCCGCCTGACGACTCCGTGAACGAGATAGCGACCATCGCCCCCGGCGACGTATGCGTGACGCGGCCCGCGGCCTCGATCTCGAACGCGTGCCCGCGCAAAGCGCAGCCGCCCGACCCCGCGTCGCAGAGCGCGCGCAGGCCGCTCGACAACTTTGCCACGGTCAGATACCGGGCCGAATGGTGCGGGACCGCGTTGCGGTAGAACGACACCGGGTGCGGAGCGTGACTCATCGTCGCCGCATCACCAAAACCCACGCCGAACGAACACATGGCGCAGGCACATACGAGCGCGAAAACCGGGCGCACGTTGCCTCCTTGCGTTGCGTGGTCGACCCAGCGCGGGCCGACGCGATGGATAGGAACTGGGGCGCCACCTCTGGGGAGAGAGCGGAGTGTCGCGTCTCGGGGTGGCGCCCCGTGAGAGGGACGGGACAGGCGTGGCCCAATCCCCCTCACGCAGCGTCACCGTTCCCACATCGCGATCCATCGATCAAGCGGCTGATGGTCACGGGTGGCGAGTCCCCAACCGCGCAACCCGATCCAAACGATCGGGTAGACGACGACCATGAATACCACCCAGAGCGGGAACAACATCAGACCGATCGCCGCCTTGCCAATCACTCTGTCGCCTCGTCCCACGCCGCCACCGGCAGCACCACGCGGCGGGTCACGGTGAGCGCGACACCGATTGCGATCATCTCCATCTTGCCGATGAAGTTGCCCCAAAAGAACGCCTGCGACCCGAACGCGATGGCGAGGAAGATGTAGCTATCGAGCGCGTTACCGGCCGTGGCCGATAGTGCCACGCCCAAACTGAGCGAACGGTTCCGCAGCGGCTGGAATACAAGAGCCTCGACCGTCTCGGAGATGAGGAACGCAACAACCGAAGCAACAGCGATCTTCTCAAGCGACGTCCACCCGAACGCCTCGGCGGTTGCATACGACAAACCTCCTGCGAGCGGGACGAGGAGCACGGATCTGCGGAACCCGATCAGTTGCTGCAACCAGTCGCGGATGACGAGGACGGCTCCGATGCAGAACACTCCGGCCGGGGCAAGGTAGTCGGTGAATGGGACAGTGATGATGTACTTCGACGCCAGCCAGTTCGCCAAGATGGCGAGGCCGACGTAGGCGACCACGAGGCCGCCGACGAGTCGTTTCACGCGGGGATCCTTTCCTGTAGATGGTCGCGGTGCCACGTCAGCGCGTTCGGTAGCCACCGGTCTCGCCACCTTGAGAACTTGCTGCCGTCGACGGAGTGGCAGCCGATCTGACGGGCGTAGTCGAACCGCTTGCGGCTGTTGACTCGGCCCATGTGAACCCACTTGCCGCGGTCTTGCGCTTCCCGAGCAAAACGCTCCGCCTCAGCCGACAACTTGAACTCAGTCGTGCCGCCGATGAACAAGCAGTCCAGCCGGTGCCATTGCTTGTCGAGCCAAATGGGGGCGAGGCCGTCCTGTGCCACGAGACCGACGGGAAGTCCGCGGCGTTGGACTGCGGGATGCCACAACTCGAACAACTCAGCCGTTGCGTGCCAGTCACCGACCACATCCGGCACGGTGACGAACAGACAACCGGACAATCCTTTGATCGCGTCAAGCATCCGCACATACGCCAGCGGGTCGAGCCCCTGGAAGCAGTCGTTGTCGGCGGCCCACGGGATACCCGCCGCAGCCGTGTCCGCCGCCCGAGCGAACTGCCGCGGCGACAACAACCGGCCGAATCCGTCCCCGCTGTGTTCCACCGCCTGCGGGTGAGCTGTGTGGACGAGGATCAACATCGCCGCACGCTTCCGCGCGTTACCGTGCATTCGTTTGTGGCAGCCATCTATAGCCCCTCGGAACGCAACATTTCGACGCCATCAACCCACGCGGCCTCGACCTGCTCGAGCTTCTCCCGCAACTCGTCGAGGTCGGAATGGAGATAAATCTCCGTCGTCTGGACGGAGCGATGGCCGAGCAGATCCTTCGCCACATAGCTGTCTGTCGCGCGCCGCGTGAAGTCCGCCGCCGAGTGTCGGAGCTCGTGCATCGGGAAGTCCGGCAGCCCGGCCCTGTCCAAGCAGCGTTTGAACCAGCGGTGAACGCTCGAACGATCCATTGGCCTTGTCCGGTCGTTCTTCGGGTGCAGCAGATAATCCCGGGGCCGGTACTCCTCAGCGGCCAGCAGGAAGTCGAGGTCGGTGGCGAGGCTGCCGAACGCCGAATATGGGAGCTCGGCCCAGCCGCCGCCCTTCATCCTGAACCCGATCAGCCCCGAGGCGCGCTTCACGTCCCGCGCCTGCATCAACCTGAGCGCCTCCTTACGGATGCCGAGCCGGCACAACAGGCCGAGGCAAACTTGGTCGCGGACATTCGGCTGCGCTCGGATCAACTCGACGAGCCGCGCCTGGGTGTGCGCCTGGCGTTGCGTCCCCCTGACCTTCGGCGCCTTGATCCGGTCGACGGGGTTCCACTCCACGATCTCCTCGTTCACCGCCCACTCGAACAGGCTGCTCAACCCCGAACGGCGCGCCCGACGCGTCGCCGGCGCCGCCGTCCCCCAATGCTTCTGAAGGAAGAACCGCAACTTGCCGACGCCGTCCCCCCCACGCTCCGTCAAATCCACCAGATCGAGATCGGGGAACTCCAGGGCGAGGCGGGCGCCGACGATCTCGTATGCGTCCTGCGTGTTCTGCGGCGCGTCCTCCCACTGCAACGCCTGCAGCCAATGACGCACCCGAAGCCCGATCACGGTCTGCTGATAACTCTTGTCCTTCACGCGCTCGTCGAGCATCTTCCGCTCCCGACGCGTAATCGGCAACGTGGTCACGCGCGGCGTTCCTTCTCCACCTGCCGCTGCACCT